CAAATCCGTATTGCTCGGAGCACCAACGGCCACTTTCAGCCGAATGACGTCGTTGCCGCGGAAGTTGTCATAACCATCGAGGCGCAGCCAATAGGCAGTGCCAGCGGTTTTGGTAGCAGCAGCGGTACCCAGGGCAGCACCAAGTGCACCCGAGGAGTCAGCGTACCAAGGACCGGAAGTGACACCGTTGACCTCAAGGTTCTGCACCTTTTCGGGCATACGTTTTTCGTACCAGGAGTACTCCGGGTCATTGAGTACTTCACCATCCAGCATCGACAAAAGGCCGAGCAGCGGAGCTGCACCATTTGGATACTGATAGAAGACGGAGCGCCGGATAGAAGTGAATCGTTCCGTGCTGAATTGCTCTGTGCCGAGCAGGCCAAGAATAGGCATTGTAGGAGTATTTTATTGGTTAACCAAACAAGTTCTTCGCGGTCGAACTTCCACCGGACGGAGTTACAGACTGCCCTCCCCCACCACCGCCACCACCCCGATTGAGAGTCGCCATTGGAGGCTTCGTGGACGGAGCTACCGTCTGCCCGACTGGCGCTCCAACTGGAGCAGGTTGTGCGATTACTGGCTGCCCATTACCAGACATCTGGATAATCAGGGCGTTGGTTCTGCGTGCTACTTCGTCAAAAGTTTGCGCCTTGGTCGGATTCTTCGCCTTCCAATTGTCCGCAGCCATCTGCTGCTGAACCAACTGAATGATCTGATCCTGACCTTGGAGAGTCGGATGCGCAGTGAAGAACTCATACCGAAGCATTTGTTCGTGCTGCGTATCCGCAAATTGTGTATACGGGCGAATCGTGCTATCCACGCGAGCAAGCGCATCTTGGACAAGCACATGGGCCATGGTAACTGCCTGAGTGGCGATCTTCTGACCAAACTCATTCAGAGCTTTGATCGACGAGGCCTTGTCAGGAGTCGAGAAAATCGCATCGTAGTCAGCCTCCGAGACATCGTAAATACCCAGCTCCTTGCGGACATCTGGATCTTGCAACGTCCTGGGCTTCGGCGCTGGTGCGGCAACTGCTGGCGCCACTGGCTGCAACATCCGTCGGGCAAGCTCAAGCTGCTGTTCAGTCAGCGCAGGCGGAGCCTCAGCAACCGGTGCAACCACTGGAGCAACCCCTGGAGTTTCAGCCACTGGCATAACCGGCACGACCACCGGAGCAACCACAGCCGGAACGACTGGTTCAACAATTGAATTAGTCGGCTCAACAACCGGAGTGACCTCGGCGATGTGAGCAGGTTCCGGGTCAGAGCCGAACAGATTTTGTGCTGTGTTCGACTCAACCGGGGCGATTTCTGGCCCGTCAATAGGGGGCGTTTCGATTCCGTCCATGGTTAGTTTTGTACGTGTTGTGCGTTGGCTTCAGCAGTTAGCTCGGTGTGTTCTTTCTCGACTAACTGGTAGAACTTCAAAAAGGCAGGTCCGGCTCCGATCATTTGTTCTCGGTTCAGGATCGAGCAGATGTTGCCGTCAGACGGGAGACCTTCAGCGATACTTCCGACGACTTGGTCTGCTTCGTTTTGCAGGAGGTCGACGTAGTGTTTGAAGAAGGGATTGTCGACGAAGTCTTTCAGTTTGCTCAGAGCGTCAACCGACGAGAGAGCTGAAAGAGGCGACAGGGGGTGGAACCGGTGGTTGAGCGACGGCTGGTCCGGCACCGGGTCCAGCAGGTTGAGGTTGTCCATTTGGGTCAGGTTGTGGTTGCGGTGGATTCTCGAGCATCTGCTGGGCTTGTTGGGCCTGCTGGAATTCCATCAGCCGGACTTCATTGATTTTGAAGCGTTCCGGGTGTTTGATTCCACGCAAGGTCAAGACCTCGGTGAAGAGTTTCTTCGGGTCGTAACCGAGCATTTGGACGAGAAGTGGGAGACCCTCGGGCGAGCCCATGAGTGCCAGCAGGGTCTTTTCCAAGGTCTCGGCTTGGGCCATCTTTTCAGACGGCAACGTGCCTTCGAACATGGTGAAGTCGTAGCGGCCGGCGAGTTTGGTGCGATCGACGCCGACCTTGGTTTTGTCCTTGACCTTGAAGGTGTTGTAGCCTTCCCAGTCTGGGAATTCATCGCCGGTGATGTTGACGAACATTTCTTCGGTCAGACCATCGCGGTGGTTCGACAGCATGTCTTTGCCGAGCGGGCGGAGCGAAGAGTCAAAGATGATCTTGACAATCGTGCGCAGGCGCTGACTGGAAGCATTGGAAGTGTTCGATGCTTCGCGAGCACTGCGGCGACCGGTGTGGTAATTCCCCATCGCGTTGTCATTGATCGCGGTGGTCATACCGACAAAGGTCATCAGGGTTTGGACATCTTGGATGTGACCCTGGGTAACGTCGGAGACGGTAAGCTGTTTGACATAGCGGTCAACTCCGCTGTTAGCCGCTGCGGGGCGTAACCGAATGACGGCTTTGTGCTGCTGGATGTCTTCGAAGTAGACGCCAACTGGGTCAACCACAAGTCGATTGCTGATGTGCTTGCGAACATTGGTGATGTGCGAGTTGATGAACCAGTCGATGACCGCTTGTAGATGCGAAATCATTTCCGAGATCGACTCGGAGATTAAGCTGTGCTGGTCAGGAGAGAATTGTCCGACGGTGTACGTGAAGCGGTTATGGACATACCCAAGTGGTTCAGCACGGATAATGCGTTCGTCGTTTGCGTAACAGACGAGCCATTTCTCGGGCTGGTCCGAGGCTCCCATTGGCTCACCGTCGGACAAAATGAATTTCGAGGGAGTCAGTACGACCTGAACTTCGGTGACAATGACCGTCGCTTCGGTCTGTGCATTCGACCGACCGTCGACCATTTTGTTGGTCGCGCCGGAGAATCTGCTGGCACCACGCTTGGTCATTGCCTCCCCCCGCATGTCGACAACGTGCGTAGTGCCAGCATAGACGCCCTCGGCTTCGCGGAGACGAAGAGTTGAGCGAGAGTATTCGTCCTCGGATGCGCAGAATTCACCTTCCTGAAAGCGCACCAGCGGCAGCCGTGGGTCAGGGAAGAAATTGTAGGGCGAGACCGAAGTCAGCCGATTACCCATGTAGGCGGTCTGCTCGGATTTGACCTGGACCTTCACCGGAGCTGGCGGAGTGCCAATACCGAAGACCCGACCAAGCATGGCGATCGGGTTTTGCTGTGGCATTTCTTCTTGCTCCAGCCAGACAGTTTCTTTCTCATGCACCCAATCGTGCTTGACGATACCGATACTGAAGCGGCCGATATCGAGAAAGTACTGGTACAGCATCCGCGTCCAGTCGTTGAAGTCAAGATCCCGGTCAAGCAATGCTTCGCCAAGTTTTGCCGCACGGTGATCTTCCTCACCGGTGCCTTCGAGCTCGAAGAAGTGCTCCCGCTGCTGGAGGAGATTGAGTGCAAACGCGATGAACGTCTGAATCTGCGCATAGGTCAAAGGCACCACGATCTTGCTCGGGGCACCTTTTTCATTGGCCTTTTTGTCCTCCGCATCTTGGGTGCGATTACCCGCGTAGGTATCCTGCGCTGCGTCCCAGCCGGCATAGTACTCCCGCATACGACCACGAGAAAGCGTCACGAGACCTTTGCAGTGCTCGAGAAGCTTTTTGTGGAAATCAGAGGGATCCTTCTGATTTAACTCCGCTTGGATTTTCGGGTCCATCAGGCAAGAATGATCTTTTCGAAGTTGACAATGAGCTTGTAGTCGTCTTCCTCAGCAGGTGCCGAAGTGAGCATGACACGAACCGCAGAGCCGACTTCGTTAATGCCCATCAGTACGCCAACGAACGGCGACTCAGGTACCAGATTGGAAACGTAAAAGTTCTTGATGTCGTCGATGGTGAATGCGACCAGAGCATCGAGATCATCGGTGGTCGGGAGCTCGAACTGGATGTTATCTTCCGAGACGGCGATGTCGATTTCCAGCTGCTTCCGGTGGATCGTCGCCATCGTGGTGACCCTGGCGAAGCGAGCGATTTCCTCCCACGTGGTGTTGGTGCTGTCGCGCTTGTAGACAACCTCTTGATCGAGATAGTACACCGTGTGCACCGCACCAGCCAGTGGGCTCGCAGGAGCACCACTCAGTGGCACCGGAATGGTGTCGACCACCGGAGCATTCGTACCAGCAGCACTGGCAGTCCGCGAGAAATACGACAAGAAAAGCGTCGCAAGCGCACAGTCATTGGCCAAGAGCTTTTTCAACTCCCGGTTAATTGGACCGCTTGCCACGTTGGCATCATGCGAACCAATTACTGGCTCGCTTTGCAAAATGTATTGTAGCGACGGATGGGCAAGAAGTGCCGAACCAGCCGCAGTACATTGATCAGAATCGCAGACACAATCGCTCATAGCAGTTAATGGATAGAGTTACAAAAGTGGACGATCACAGCAAGAAGATTCCGATGCAATCGTTTCACGAGAATGACATGTTCAAAGTTTGAGTAAGTCTTTTTCCCACGCGCCGCTGATGTCGAACCCGATCTGTTCGTCTTCGACAGCGGAGGGTTGGCGGGTGAAATCGACGAAAATAAGGCCGGCCAAGACCAGGCGGTAGAAGCATTCCATCATGTGGTCGTCTTTGTCGACGGGTTTGTTGGTCGGAACGCCGTTCTTGTCGTTCCATGCGTATCGACCGATTTCCCAACGGAAGGTGCGGCAGTCAGGGGAGACGTAGATGAAGTCAGGCTGCTTCAAAGCGTGCTTCGTGGCAGGGATACCCCGGACGAGGTCTTTGACGGCCTTTTCGAAACCAAAGACGCCGAAGGCGGCGAGGTCGTCCGACATAACCGATTTAGTACGCTGATCCTCAACGAATGCCGACGGATCCATTTTACGCGTGACCACGTTTCTTCCAATAATTCGCGGTCGGATTGCGTCAGCCAGTTCCTTAGTGGTGCCTGACTGGAAGATTTCGTCATAGATGTATGCGCGACCTTCCGGAGACACCGCGATGAATAGTACAGCGTGGGGTGTGCGGGTGTGGGGGTCGATTGCGACGTGGATGGTGTGGTCCAGCGGGGGATTGTTATAGGCAGTCCAGCCAGGAGGCAATGACTGGAGCACATGGCGATGGGGCTCAAACTCTTTGTAGACAAGACCGGCAAGGTGAAGAGGAATCCCAGAAATACGGCAAGCGCGTTCATCTTCGGTGAGTTCTTTGAGGAAGTCGTCAATGGCCTCCGGTGGGAGGTACGGGTTGTCGTAGATGGAACCGGTGATTACCCAGTGGATTTTACGACCAGTTTCCGGGTCGATTTCCTGTGCGGTT